GCCAAGGCAATGGCAGGTGTTGGTGCTGGTATCGTTGGATTTTCTGTTGGTATCCTTATGGGTGATGCAATAGCTAAATTTGGTATGGAAGCTTTGGGTGGAATTGATGGTAGTTCTTTAACAACATTAATGACAAACTTCTTTGGTGCTATGACTCCTGAGATTGCTGCAGGACTTGGAGTTGTTGTCACTCTTGCAGGTATAGCAATAAAACTTAAAATTACTGCTAGTCAAATGATTACTGGTATGACCGCACTTGGTGCAGGTATTGCTGGTTTCTCTATTGGTATTCTTCTTGCAGATGGTGCTGCTAAACTAGGTGCCATGGCTGGATTAGATGGTAAATCTCTCAAAACATTAATGGGTAATTTTCTAGGAATATTCGATGGCCTGGAAGGAACAAAAGGATTAATTGCACTAATGGTCGCTGTAGGTGCAGCCTCTCTTGCACCACCTGCAGTCATAATGGGATTCACAGCTCTTGGTGCTGGTATAGCCGCCTTTATGGGATTCCTCGTTGCCGCCGATTGGATAGCATCATTCGGTACTGGTGAAAATCTAAAAGTTCTTCTTACAAATGTTGGTCAAGCCGTAGGCGGATTCATTGGTGGTATCGGTGCAGGGATGGTAAAACAACTTGAGGAAATTGATGCTGAAAAACTATCTCATCTAGGTAAAGGAATTAGAGATATTGGTGTGGGTATGTTAGCTTTCGCTGGTGGAACAGCGGGTGGTGCTGTAGCGGGTGCATTAAAGAAAGGTTTAGATATGATTGGATTTGGGAGTGATGGGCCTTTAGAGAAGATAGCAGAACTTTCAAAAGATAAAGATATTGACGCCAAAAGATTACAAATTATCGGTCAAGGTATTGCTGGTTTAGGTATGGGAATGCAAGCCTTTGCTGGAGTAGATGCAGCAAGTGTAAGAAGTAATATTGCTGCACTCAATAGTTTAAAAGGTGTGGAAATAGATGACCAACAAATGGCACTATTGGAAAAATCAGCTAAACTAATGAAAGGTTCTGAAGCTATGAGACAAATGGGGAATCAGCCAGGAGTTACAGTAAATAACTTTAATACAGACAATCGTCAAACCAACCAATCTGTTTCAAATCAAAATTTACAAATCACAGATGGAGTACGTTCACAAGAAACACTTGACCCCAATAGATGATTCCCCAAATCAATTAAGCTTCTTCAGCTAACTTCTGAAAATAATCCATACCTTCATCTTCCTTAGAAGATTCAGCGGCAGGTTTAGGTGGTGGGTTATAAGGTTTTCCCCCATCAAATGGAACAGAAGAATTATCGGTAGTTGCTTGTTGAGCACCAGAACCGACACTTCCTAGAACCTTATCCAACTTCTCTTTCAGTTCATCATAAGTTTTGAACTTATCTTCACTTACAATTTCCTTCAGAGAATGTTCTGTATTCCAGATTTTTTCCATCTGTTCATCATCCTCAAGAAGTGGAGATGGAACTTCAAACTCAGACTTATCATAGTTTGAATAACCTTCAACTTTACGAATCTTCATCTTGAAGTTTGCACCTTCCCAAAGGTCAAATGGATTAACTGGTGATTCATCTTCAAACTCTGGATTCATCAAGTCATTAATCTTGTCAAAGATTTTCTTTCCAAAACGATACAAACGTACCTGCCCCTCATTCTCAGGATGAGCTGGGTCTTTGACAATATACACATTAGCTGTGTAGTTCAAACGACGCTTCTGTTTACGAGCAATCTCTTTGTTCGCTTCGATTCCAGAATTCCAAAGAGTAGAGTTGTACTCACTCACAGGATCTTTTTGACCAATAGTAGTCAAAGAGTTTTCAATGTACCAGCCACCTGGCCCTTGAAATCCATGATTCCACATTCGTGCCCATGGCAACTCTTCACCATCTGGTGCGGGGAGAAATCGGACAATAGCATAACCATTACCAGACTTATCCAACTCTGGACGCCAGTAACGAGTATCGGTATCTCCGAATGTATTAGGACTTGAAATTTTCTCAGTCTCTTTGATTAGAGATGAGAGGTTGGTTTTACTACGTTTTTTCATATCAGCAAATGACATATCTTCCTTTCGTATATTAGTATGTGCAGTGTATTAACGTATAAAAGTATTATAACATATATTTAAGACTTGTCAAGTGACCTATAAAGGTAACTTAGCGGTCTTAGGAAAGAAATTGAGTTCTTCAGCTTCTTCCCTTATCTGGGCCTTTAGTTTAGTATTAACTAACTGGGCCGCAGTCTCTGGCTCCATTCCATTCTGATCACAGTAATGAAGAATGGCATCCATATAGCTTAATTTGGTATCATCTACCAGTTGAATTATTTTCTGATAGAATTCGTTTGATGTTTGTGTTTGTAGAGGCATTCACTTACTCCATAATATTATTTTTCATTTTGTAATCTTTAATAGCATTCTTAATAGCATCTTCTGCTAAGACTGAACAATGGATCTTAACCGGCGGTAACGATAGTTCCTCAACGATGTCTGTATTTTGAACTGTGTTCGCTTCATCCAATGTTTTACCCTTAACCCATTCAGTTGCCAAACTAGAAGACGCAATTGCACTACCACAACCAAATGTCTTAAATTTAGCGTCGATGATTTCTTTTGTTTCATTATCTACCTCTATTTGTAATTTCATTACATCACCACATTCGGGAGCTCCCACAAGAGCACTACCGACAGACTTACTATCTGAATCTAAGCTACCAATATTTCTTGGACTCTCAAAATGATCAATAACCTTATCCGAATATGCCATTAAAAGTCACCCCTTGTAACTTCTTTAATTTTATCAATTTGTTTATTAAGAATGTCTGTCCTTCCAGGCCATCTAATCCATTCTCTCTTATCACCATCTTTAGCAAGATTCTGAAGAAGTGGAATAATTAATCCTTCTACTTCATTCATCTTTGCACTCCACTTGTCATTGAGTTCTTCTTTCCTATCGGACATTTCATCACTCATGACTCTCATACTATCAGTTAGACTTGCGATCTTTGATTCGATCTTTTCTAACTCAGGTTTCATACTAGCCGTAGCCGTAGAGACTACTTCTTTAGCTGTGTCTACTGTCTTTGTTTGTTGTGCTGCATAATCATCAGCACTCACAGTACTAAAACCAAAATCATTAAAATCAGACATTAACTACCTCCATTTAAAGCTGCAGATTCTTTCTCTTCAGCATCTTCTTTATCCTTGAACCAGTAATCAGTAGACTTAGCTAAGACGCCAACGTAGGCACCAACTAAAATATTAATTAAGTCGCGATGTGCATCGACAAGGGTTGTAAAAAATAATAGGTATAATAAAACCAAAAATGTACCAGAAGTAATAAGAGACAAAGTAAACCTTGCCATCCAATTCATCTTCTTTCTGGTTTCAATCTTTTCATATTTCAAAGCTTCCACAGGATTTTTCTCCCACAATGCTTCTTCCGAAGCGTTAACCATTTCAACGCTGGTGTTCACCTTACCATCGCCTGACCTATCTTTTCTGGCCTTCTTTAAACTCTCAGGTATTTTAATGGCCATGTATTAATCCTCATCCCATTGTAGCAGTTCTTGTTTTCCTTGTTCTGCTAACAGTTGTCTATTCTTCCAATGTTCATCCTTAACATCGTCTTTGTTTTGTCCTGTATAACCAACTGCATGACCATTCTCACATAACCATTTATTTACATTCGTCCATCCACCATGTTCACCTTCAGCGTTACAGTTCACCCAAACCTCACCTAAGATTCTACCGAACTTTCCACGACTGTCTGCTTCTGGACATCTAATTTCAATATCAATATCATCTCTATCGGACATAGTTGCCCAATGTACCCATGACTTGAGTGCGGCCTTACTGAGTAATCCATACACCTTTTCATTCTTATGTCTTGTTCTGGATTCTGGAGTATCTATACCCAATAATCGAACCCGACTATGAAACATTACATCAAATCCTAAATCGAAACAACAATCTATTGTATCTCCATCTACTACTTTTGATACTGCCTTAACACGGTATA